GGTGCTTCAGTTTCATCCTGTGCTGATTCAGAAGCTCCTGTGCCAGAGTCAGAATTGCCATCTGGAGTAGTTCCTTCACCAGCATCTTTCTTGTCCTCCTTTGGACGGTTCTTGGAACCAAAAGGACGACCACCACGACGCTTAGGTTTGGTCTCTTTCTTTGGTTCAGTTGAAGTGTCACCAAAGAGAATTTCAGCAGTGATCTCACCGTCATCAGAAGTCGTGAGTTCAACACCGTTAGAATTTGTGAGACCCATGTTTTCAACAAAAGCTTCAAGAGCTTCTTGGATCTCGGATTGATCTAGGAGGACACGCATAGCTGACCCCTTTCTTTGTTCAATTTCTGTAATTGTTACAAGGACATGCTCTTCAGTGGACAAGCCACCAAAACCAAAAGAGACAAAGTTGATGAAGGTATAGCTATCGTCTTCAAGGACTCCAAATTCAACGAGGGAGTCTGAGAAATACTTGTCTACGATAGATCCAACATTCATCAGATCCAGTTTTGTTTTGGACTTAGGACATACGTCGTAGTGCAGATGAACACGACCCAAAGAAGGAATGTCTTTCAAAAGCTTTTGCATAAGCTTGTGGAAGGTATTTTTCTGTGCGCTCAGAGAGCGAAAATGAAGGTTACGATACACATTGAGATTCAAAGCAGTCCGCTTTTTAGAAGATGTTCTGACTCTCATTGGAAGAGAGACTTTGAACACACGTCTGTTTTGACTATCAAGCAATACCGTAACCTCCATCTATTTTAGCACATCGATCTGATTATCAGATTAGTTATCAAACAGCGAGGTCTTGGGTTTGGAAGCAGCAGAACCAGATTCTCCACCATCACCCTTACCAGTTTTGGTAAAGGCTTTGCCTTCAGAAGAAGAAGCATTTGTAGACTTGTCGTATGTCTGTCCCTGGTTTTGCTTCAACCATTTATCAGCATACCGGATTTGATCATCAGGCATGTTATCGATGGCATCTTGCATCTCCTGACCAGCAAGAACTTCATCCAGAGTGCCACCAAGGCTTTTGATGAAATCAGTGACTTCAGAGATGGTGACAAGCTTGCTGCTGGGGAAGAATTTGACAATCGAATTGATGTTTTGTTTTTCACCTGTTGGCTCATACTTGCCAGTGTTTTCATCGAGCTTGGTCTTGTCCACAGTCTGTTTCTGAAGAGCAATATTGATCTCTTCCCCATGGAGTTCTGGGAAACAAGTCACAGTTTGTGGAAGCTCTTTTTTGGCGTCGTAGTCATAGATTTTGACGACCAGTTCTTCAGCATCTAGCTGACCCAGCTCTTTGCCAAGAACCAAAAGACAGAGAGAAGTGACCTGAGAGAATCCGGGAAGATTCTTTAGGTCTCCAGTCTTTTTGTCTTTGTAGGTCATCTTACCTTGGCGATTCAACACCCAGATTTGCTGACGGACCTCACGATTGTTAATCGTGAAGATCATGTTAACGCTCTGAGCATCACTGTTCTGTGCTTTTTGGATGTAAACAGTCTTGATTGTCGCCGGATAAATATCCGTATCAAAAGCACCACCTCCACCTATAAAGTCGTTTTCGACTTTATCGGAAGCAACAGATTCTTTTCCAGAAAAGATGTTATCTGACATAGGTTTTCTTTCTTCAGGGTTGATTCATGGTTAGATATCGGAGCATCTATTCCGCGTAGTAATCCACGAGTTGATCGACAACGACTTGAGCATCATTTTCAATATATGTCTCATCGTCCTCAAAGAGGCCAAAGGGAGATCTGATACGATCACCAACAGTGGCTTTGGTTGTGCGAGTCTGAAACACATGCTTGTATCCCAGGCTTCGATCACGATCTGTAAGCTTTAGAAGTTTACCTTCTTTGGCATCTTTCTCAATCTCTTTGATCGTAGCTTTTTTGGCAACAACAACGGTTGTGAAATAGGCTTCCAAACCGTTCTTTTTCAATGCCCCTTTGACAGGAACATTGTATGAGAACTTGCCAGTATTCTCATCAAGAACAGAGTCCAAGTGACCCAACATGATCGAGTAACCATTAAATTTGGCAACATGATCATACATCAGTTCCTTGAAAAACTGTCCATACTCACCCCACATCCTCATGGTATCACCAGACCCCAACACATGGACTGATTCAAACCGATCCATCATGAAGGAAATCGTGTCAGTAATGATCGTGTGATATACCCCAGGATGAGCAATAACCTGTTTATAGAGATCAAAGATTTCACGTGGATCATCAATGGTCACACGCTTGAATTTGTTCTTGAAAGGAAGAGGTTTACCTCCTTCACAGTTCAAATAGAGAACACCTTCTTGTCCACGAAAGTTACGCAGAGAAGCAGACTTACCACTGCCAGATTCACCAGCAATGAGAACAGATTTTGGGGATTCAGACATGAACTGAAACTCCTTTTGTTATTGGTTCATTTTGGAAGCGACTGATTTTAAGACAGTATCTTCAACCTCATCTTTTTTGAGGGGCGAGGAAGACTGACTGTTCAGAGTGTGAACTTTGTCAGCAATTATATTGTAAGAAGCACCTGCATCCTTAAGCATCATAGCAAAATTCAGCAGATTGTTGTTTCGATTGCCTACATCCATGTTGGAAAGGAACCAACGCTCAAGATGATCAAGACGGCTGAGATCAGCCACATTGGACATGTATTCTGAGTTTTGCTTGGTCTTTGGGATGAAGGGTAGGACATTAACTAATTGAATTCCTTTATGGTAAGCCACATCAGAATTTTCATTAGTCATCCACTTCTTACTTCTTTGGTTCGCACCATCATCAGACTCAAATGGTAGCCACAAAAGAAAGCTATTCATGAAGTCACGATAGTCAGGCTTATCGAGATTCAGATTGTAGTTACAAGGCATGATCAACCGAAAGCGATGTTCATCGTCTGTGTGACGTTTCGTGGTAGCTGTCATGTAGGTATACTGCTTCAGTAACTCATGGAGATCCTGAAGCTTGATGCCATTGGATGTAATATTCCCATCCTTGTCGCGCTTGTGACCATCAACATCGACTACAAGACAGTTAAAGCCTTCAATCGTGTTCTCATCAGATCGATGTTCTTTGTCGAAGTGATGGTTACACCAATGAAGATCTTTGGCTTTCAACAAAGAAGGGAGTTTGTTGAAAGGCTGTTTTTCAGGAGAGTAGTTGGAAGCAAAGTGATCAGAGTAACTGAATTTGATCTTGTTCAGATCTGTCTCTTCCAATGTGGAACCAGTAAAGAAATCCACACCTTGGGTGACTGTTTTTTTGATCACCACATGATTGCTCACACCCCATGCCATAGCCAGATCCATAATCTCACGACGTGGAACAGCAGAGTTTGGGTAGTAGGGGAGATCTTCGACAAGATCGGCATGGGTAAGTGTCACGCCAGATTCTGCGATGTATTTGGCTAAACGCACAAAGTTACGCTCACGTTTAAGCAATGTTTGGAAGCTTCTCCCACTCTCTTCAACGACCTTCAGAGCCTGTCGAAGGTTTTGTGTTGTGATATCCCCAGAAGTATCAAGGAAGGCATACACGCCTGCTAATTTGAGGGCTTTGAAGTATCTGTGAGATAGTTCTGCTTTGCGGATCACTTCATGCTCAGGAAGACTGTTAGCTTCAGACTCACAGAACAAACGATATGAGATCAGTTCAACACCAACTTCTTTGGGAACATGGATCTTAAGATTGTGGAACTGCATATCAGCAAAACGTGCAAGCTTTGCTTTCCAGTTCATAAGTGCATGAGACTTATTTTTTGAAACCAGACCATCATACACATCTTCAGGGTTGATATTGTTTGAGAATATTTCTGGTTTTCCCATACCAAATAAGCATCTTCGAGCATACCCTGTCTCAAGGAATGAGTAGAACTCTTCTTCAGTTTTGCTACCGTCAAAGAGTTTTGAAGTGGTGCCAAACATGAGAATGTTTGCTGGAGTAGATCCCATGATATCGATACCACGTTCATTCTCAGCAGTGTTCTTTACAAGCTTAGTTTTGATACGACCAAGGTCATACAGCTCAAGAAGGATGTTGATGACTTCTGTGTTTCCAATGATGTTGGAACCAATCTCATCCATCTGAAAATTGATAGCACCTGAACGAGCCAGTAGGAGCTTGTAACGTAGCTGTTTAACCGCTGGGCCAGTGCCGGAGTCAAAGATGAAAGGAGCATGTCCCTGACGCTTGAAATCAGTTGTGAGGGCAGCATTCTCTTCAGCATCATCTGTGCCTTTAGCAGCAGCGATAGTGGTAGCCAAATCCATGAGGGATCGTTCAGCGACATATGGGAAAACATAAGTCGTAAACTCAGTGCGGAAATCATAGATGATATCTTCCATCAGAGATACTGAGTGACCCTTACCAAATCCTGACGTAGCAAGTGCGATAGAGTAGATGTTAATAGGAATGTCACCACGTTCGGGGCTGACAATAGTTGCTCGCATTGCACTTGGAACCAAACCAAGAAAATAAGCAACTTCTGCTTGGAAAAACTCACGATTAACATTCCCTGTGCGATGACAGAGAAGGTCTACGAGATCGTTCATAGCAGAATGATGAGTAGTGTTTTCGACCACACTCAAGTCGTAAAGTGGCTTAGACATTGGGATATCTTTCTGATGATGGTTCAGAGTTCTTGACCATCATCCGTGAAGTAGTTTTTGCGTTGTTCACAAACCGAAAAAGCCGCACAGTAAATACATGCTTTTACCTTTCCAGGATCTGTCTCGATCACACCTTTACCTTTTTCTTTAAGATGGATCTGAGCATCGGCATATGAATCAAAGCGTTTGGTGCAACGACCACCTTTTTTAGCAGTCTCTGGGTTGGAGAAATACTTATAGGTGGGATCGTTTTGCCATAGTTCTTTGGGGGTGCATTCAACCATTTTAGTCTGAGGTTTCTTAGCGTTAGCTAAGATATGGTCGATCTTACCATTCACCCAATCTTCAGTGTCTTTGATAGACATGAGAGAATATTCACGATGGGGGGTTTTGATTTGAGGATAGTTGGGATCAACAGTTCTATATTTCAGCCAATCGGTGAATATAAACTGGATCCGCATCACATCATCTCGAATCAGATCAGGCATGATCCAACGATACATGGATCCTTGAAGAATAAAGTCGTCATCTTTGCTTCGAGAAGTCCAAGAGTAAGTGCTTGTGGATTTGAAGTCTCGATAGGACTGACCAATCAAGAAATCCAACTGACCAGTGATCACAAGATCTCGAAATTGTTTGAACCCACGAATCTCAAGATAGATGGGGATATCATCATCTTTGAGAGTCTTTGGGTTAGGATTGATCTTGATACGATCAATGATTTTCTGAGGATAACTGAGCTTACGCATAGAAGCTTGCCAGTCACCTTGAGTCCAAGATCGTTCAATGGAATCATGAAGACCATGGCCCATACGACGAGCAATCATCTCACTGACATCGACAGTTTCTTGAGACTGATCGACTTTACGTTGGAGGATGAGTTGTCGTGTCGGCTTCATAAGAGTGGTGACAGAGATAAGCTCACCCGGAGGAGCTACATCAGCACCAGACTTATAACCATCCTGAAGAAGCCAGACAGCAAGAGGTAGATCGATTTTATGGTTGTTGGTAATTTTCATGATTTGAATCCTAATCCAGGATATTTGAGATATCAGAACTACAACAAGGACAAGTATGAAGCAGTTTGGCTTTGATGAGTTTGTGGATGGTTGGAACGTCCATTATTTTGTTGTTCTTAAGACGTAAAGCTGTAGTTGGAGAGATACCAGAGGCGTTGGCAATGGCTCGAACACTCATGGTTTCATAAGGCTGTAGATTATTCAGTTCAGCTTTAAGATCTTTGATTTGTTGAATGATGTCAGATGCTCTAGTCATTTTTTTCATCCATCGGTTTGAAGAAAGAAACAAACTTTTGAACTGTATCAAGAGGATAAGAGATCCGTTTTTTATCAGTCCAAATGAAGATCAAACAGCCTTCAAGGACAGCAACATCATCATAGTTTTTATGAGTTACCATCGGAATATTTGAATCACGAAAGACAACATCTGTAGTTGGTATCATAACAAATATCCTTGAATTTTGTCCCTACCCACTACAATTTTAGGGCATCTATAAAGGGCCTGATCAGTCGGCACTACGGCCTTCACTGCAATCCATAGAGTGGGTAGGAACAGGTGATGCTACAGTCTGAACCAAAGAAGGCAACAGACAAGATGCAGCCAAAATATGTTAGTAATTATTCACGAATGTGAAGAAAGAAGGGTTCTCGTCAACAGCACACTCAAGAACAAGTTTTCTGTATTTTGGTTCAAGATTTTTGATCCAAGAATTGAGTCTGATCTTAGACTCACTTTCGTTGAACTTCTCAAAACCAGTCATAGGATCCCAACGAGATGATCCTGATTGAAAGATAGTGATCCCAATAGATATGAAGTTTGAATCAACATCGATCAGACAAAATCCATCTGGTAGGTCATAGTCAAGTTCTTCAGCCCAGATCTCGAATTTTGTTGAATCAGTAAACCATCCGTAAGTGGTTAAAACTTCTTGACTAATTCCCATGTATTTTCTCCAGATGTTCTATAATTTTGGCTTGGATGATAGGAAGTTCTGCATCATTTGGGATGGTCATCTCACTACCCCAATGGGGGTAGAAAATAGAGAGTTCACCACTCATTTTGATGACATCATGTTGGATAGCTGGATCCTCTTGCCAAGCAACAGCTTGAGGTAAATGCTTGTTGATATACATGAGAGTTTCCATGTCATCTTTGATCAAGAAATACCCAGCATCATGGATTTGAGCACAAGGTTTTATGTTCAATCTATGCTTGTTGGATGCTCTGACTTTTGCCATAAACTCGGAGTTGGCACGAGAGTTCAGCATACAGTAACCCTGACCAAGAGCGTTACCAGCAGTTCGACCTTCAGCAGAAGCTTCAAAGGGAGTTTTACTGGTGCCTAGGATCACTTGTTTTAGAAGAGGTGTCCGAAGACGAAGACCAAAAGCAAGGGTCACATATCCATCTTTGGAAGCTTGCTCCAACTTATCTTCAACCCACTTATCTGAGACTTCATAGAGATCGTGGTAACTGGCCTCGATAGACTTGGCGAGTTGTTTGGTGAAGCCACAGTTTGTCATCAAAGTGATGAAGGTTCCCTGATAAGTAAGAGCAAATGTAGGAGCTTTAGATTCCTGTCTCCAACCAGGATATTTTTTCTTGATCGAATTGACCCTGGAGACATCATGCTCCAGGGTCGAGACTGTGGTGATCTGATCGATCTTACCATCAATCCTAAGCATCAGGAACTACGCCCCAATCTTCAGCTTGCATGTCGGTCTGTGAGCAAAGCCATGGAACGATTGTCCCATCAGCAGTGAACATATCGACGTGTGACTGATAGTTGAAGGTTGCCCCTTCGCCCAAGATGGAGATCAGAGGTTCACGATTCACGGTCAGGTTGACGCTTTCAGCGACCATAAACAGGAACATTCCTTTCCCGTTCCACCCGGCACGAGAGACCCGAGCACCACGTTTCAACAGGAACATTGCATGTCCAAAGTCGAAGTTGCCGTCAGAACGATACGCTTCATCGAACTGTTGTTTTGGCGACCAGCTGAGATAGCCGGAATGGTCTGGGTGATTGAAGTCGCTGTCTGGATACTCGACAAGGTAGCCCTCGTCCGTCCCATCTTCGTCATCCGGCAAAGTCCAACCACGATAGTCGTTGTATTCAAGCCGGTTCATTGGAATAGCAATTACTCTTTTGGTTCCGATGAATTGTTTCATTGGTTTAGTCTCCAGATAATTGGGCAAACAGCTCATGTCCGAGCAGTTTTTGACCCTGATATTCCACTTGTTCATCACTGTGGAAATAGACAGGTTTACCTTCAATGATTGCTTTGTAAGCAGTCCCATTTTTAGGAACCATTTGGATGTCTTTCATGTGCTCTTCAAAATAAGCAAGAGCACGGAGACAGTGACCGTCATATCCATCAGTGTAGACTTTGATCTTCTCAGGATCTTTGGTTGTAACTGCTGAAATCTTGTCTTCAAGAGAATCAAAATCCAGACCAACAAATAAGAAACCCGGAGGAGCTTCAAAGCATTCTTTGATCAGCTTGGCGAGACGTTGCTTCACTTTTGTGGAACCAGAAGAAGGAATGTTTTGGAGGTTAGGTCCATTGGAGCTGAGACGCCCTGAAGCAGCTCCACCAAGGCTGAAGTTACCAAATAGGTAATGCCATCCATCTGGACCCTGAGCTGCCTGTAAGAAGGCAGGGAGAAAGGTTGAGAGGATGATTGCTGAAGCTTTGTATTCGATCAGGATCTCAAGAAATCTAACTAGCTCACTGTTAGTTGCATGGGAGATAAGCTTTTCAAGCGTGTCAGCACCTGTAGAAGGCTGTCCTGAGTCAGTGAAGTCCAACACAGGCATACCCAGGAAGTCTTCGCTGTAAAGTAACCTCTGAAGCTGTGGACCACTGTTAGGATTGAAATCCACCACAGTATCTTTGGTTTTGCCAAGATCTGCTTTGGTGATTTGTTTGGTTTTAAGCTTGGCATTTTTGGAAATGACCATCTCATCTTCAAGGGTGTCGATGAAAGATTTGATCAGATCCAAGCTCTTCATACGAGCAATGTTTAGCTCTGCTTCTTTCTGGAGAAGATCATCAAGAGCTTTAACCTTTTCCATGTTCAAAGGCATACCAGTGAGCTGCATCTGCATAACGTCGATCACTGCTGGTCTGAAGAGTTCTTGGTAAGGAATATTTTGATCATCAGCCAACATGATCGGGAGGTTCTTGTTGTAGACATACCAAGTGGCGAGACCATCAATGAGGTTATATTCAAGCAGCTCATGGAGAGATATCAGCCTGATATTTTTGATGTCTTCTTGGGCATAGTTACCTGCAAATTCCTGAGCTTGAATTTTGAGACTAAGCTCATTACCAGCACAAGAATTTGTAGCAAGATAAGTGATAATCTTGGTGCAATCCCAGTTCTTTAGAAGAACATCAAGACCCTCAAGAAGACCTTCCTGGTCAAGGATATCTTTCATGAAGAGTTGGTAAACCAAAACATAAACATCAAAGCAAATGTGATGGTAAATCATCTTGCGTTTGAATCGTTTGAAAAACCTAATCAAAGCAAGCTTAACAAGTGTGTTATGTGTTTGAAATGCAGGACGAGTTGGATCTGTGGATTCTATAAAATCAACAGGGAAAGCTATACCTTCGTGCTGATTCCAACAGAAAGTGATGGTCCCGATACCAGCAGTATGATGCTTAAGAGTGAAGGTCTCAATGTCACAAGTGAGATCACAGTCCATATCAATCAGACGATCTAACCAACCAATAATATTAGAATATTTTGTAGGGTAATCTGAGAATTTAATGATGTTTTTGCCAGTGATGGTATGATCATCAACAGACCATCTGGCGGTAGCTTCCATAGCCATCTTGATCTTTTTGTTCATCTTGTCTGGGTCGTAAAAAACACGATTATAATTTGGGCAGTATGTCACTGAAAATTCAGGATCCAGAAAGCAAGAGAACACATCACCAATGGAAGCATCTGTCTTGGTAGTCTTGGTCAAAACTTTGAAGTAATCCGGTTGGGTCACAACAAGCATTTTGATGTTCATCGACTTAAGAGCTGGAAGCAGATCCTTAAGATACTCTTTGATGTCTACAACAGAAGTCTTTTTCTTGCTTGGATCAGAGTAAAGATCACACACAAGAACATCATTCAAAATCTGAGGCAGATGAGGAAGATAGTGTCTGGAGATCATTGCAGTCTGAATACGAGGACACAGAAAAGCAATGGTGGGATCCAATCCTGTTTTGTGAATGATCTCATATTTCATGGTTCAGGTATCCAGCTTGGATCTAAGTTCAATACAGATTATGGTGACAATCCAAACTCCCAGTAGGAACCAAAAGAAAGAGATGTCATTCTTAACGGTCCAGTGGGAACCAAAGATAAGAAATAAGAATTCAGTCATGCTGAACTTAGGTTTCACGAGGAATTTCAAGAGCTTCATGTGAAATACCTTTCAGGAAGAGCACCACGAATGTAGACGCGATTGCGTGGACGAGAGAGAGCAACATGCTGGAGTCTAGCTGTCTGTTCTCTGTTGGTAGATCGACCAATGTCAGCCAGATCTACGATCACAAAATCATAGGTAGAACCTTGAGCTTTGTGGGTTGTAGAAGTTGCAATCGATCTGAGATCCGGGAACTTGTTTTTGATACCAAAATACTTATCCCAACGCTTGTTACCACTGTAGAAACCAAGAACATCAACACGATGATTGTGATCTGCAAAGACAGTGACTTCAGCGACTTCTGCTGTGGAGATATCTTCGAGAACAATGTCGATTGTGTGAAAGGTTTCACCAGGAATGATAGATTGATTGGCAAAATCTTCGCTATTTATGGCGATGACACGAAGAACTTGATCTGTGTAAAGACGACGTTTCCCAGTTAGTTCAATTGGAGAATTGTTGGTCAGAATCTCACCAACAACATAAGGGTCAGTGTAGTTTCTCACAGTGCGGATGAACGAGTTATACTCGATCACTCGTGAGTTGCGGTAACACAAGACACGACGTGTTTGGTCTTCATGAAGAAACTCACGCTCAAGCAAACCTTTGAGCTGAATACCATCAACAAAATCGATCACACCTGGGACTTCAACGATAGGAGTGAAGATACCAGTATGGACTGTTTTCTTGGTCTGCTCACAAAGTGCCATGAGAGCTGGCTGTCCAGAGTTTCTGACAGATTCATCGAGAAAAGCAGTAGGCATGTTCTGAGCGTAGATAGGAGAGATCTTCTCTTTTACAGGGGAAAGTTGATCTTTATCACCTACAAAGAGAATCTTGCAGGTGGGATCAGCACCTTTCATGATGTAGTCAAACAAGGTCTGATTGACCATGGAACACTCATCAATGATGATAAAAGTGCCTGAGTGAACTTCCCATCTATCGGTAGGAACAATCTTAACAACACCAGTTTTGTGATTCTCACTGACACGAAGATTCATGAAAGAATAAATGGTGTCGATCTCAAGAGATCGGTGAGGCATTGCTTCTGAAATAACAGCAGCAGCTTTGTTGGTGGTAGCTGTGATCTTCACAGTGTGAAGGGTAGATCCTGGTTTTTTGTGACGTAAAATAGCGTCTGCAACTTTTGAGATGAAATAAGTCTTTCCGGTGCCAGGACCACCAGAAATATCCATGAATTTATCGTTTGGATCATTGATGAAGTCGATGACTCTTAGAAAGGCGGCTTGTTGTTTTTTATTAAGAGGCATTGTTCCGCTTTCATAGGGAAATTCTCCTAGGATCTAAGACCCTAGGAGATGTTGTGATTTAGGTTATCCGCATTTGCTGTAACCGCAGTCGGCACAGGTTGGACAACCACCTGTTAGATGGACGTTGAAACTTTTGCAGGAGACACACTGCATAGGTCGATGAGAAGCCAGAGAAGCTTGAATAGTATCCATATCTTGGATGTCTTTTTCAGCTTCGCTGGTAGAAACGCTATCTATATGACCAAGAAAGCGAAGATGCTCTTCGATAGTGATTCCGAGCAGAGCGATGAAAGAAGGCACGTAACCCAAATTTTGAACAAACTGTCCACCGTTGGGATCAAAGATGCTCTTAAGATCATCAATGATAAACGACACATCCCCACCACGTCGGAAGACAGAAGAGATCATCCGAGTGAGAGCCACAGTCCACTGATAATGTTTCATCTCGTTGGAGTTGATGAAGATCTCAAAAGGAATGTGATTGCCCATCGGATCATGGTGATTATTGATGGTCACATAGATATTGCTGTCTTCCCACTTGAGCTTGTAGGTCTGACCATTGATGATCTTTGGTCGATCAATCGGAGCAGCCAACATGGTCATAGTATCTGAGGAAGCTTTGTGAGCCTCTACAACGTCCACAGGGATGGGTTCTTCTTGTTTTGGTTCCTCTGGTCCATCAGAAGCTGTCTCATCGCTGATAATGGATAATACAGAGCCTGTGACATCATTTGGACGGTATGTTGTGCAGCCTTTACATCCCATATTGTAAGCTTTGATGTAGATATCTTTGAAATCTTCAAAGGAAATATCTTCAGGGCAGTTGATGGTTTTGCTGATTGAACTGTCCACATATTTTTGAACAGCAGCTTGCATCACCAAATGATCATGAGGTGTGAGGGTTTGAGCTGTGACAAAGCTATCTGGAAGATGGAGATGAGGCGTGAAGGGAACATACTCTTCACCATCACCATATGAGATAGCACCATTTTCCCACATCTCATGGTAGAGATGAACAGCATAATCATAGACGACTTCTTGTCGTGTGGTGACACCATCCTTTTCAAGAATATTGCGATTATAGCAATGGGCAAAGATGGGTTCGATACCACTGGATACATTGCCAGCATAGAGACTGATAGTTCCAGTTGGTGCGATGGAAGTCAGAAGAGCATTTCGGATACCATGTTTCAGAATTTCTGAACGAAT